CACGGAGATGACCTACTGATCATGGCCCTCACAACTTCACTCGCTCAAACCAACATCGGCATTCCCATGGCCGATACCTATGCCCGCATCACGCTGATGCGTTGCGATAAGGAGCAGACGCTGATTCAGATTTCGCATTACGCGAACGTGGATGCTCGCAACGAGAACGCCAGCCCCGTCTGGGACCGCACCATGTTTGCGCCCACCAGCGAACTACAGCCCGGCGCCAACCCGCTGGCGATTGGCTATGCGTGGCTCAAGACGCACCTTGAATACAGCGACGCGGTGGACTGCTGATGACCGTCAAAGCAAAGACCGGCACTGGGCGCATCGAGCATCAAGCTGGCAAACCTAAGCTCACGCGCCAAGGCAATGGCAAGCGCAGTAAGCCTCGTGGTACGCGAAAGTTGCGTAAAGGGCAAGGTCGCTAAGCTATTGAAGTAGCCGTTGCTGCCATGATCGAAGTCATAGCCGCAGTGGCCGGCGCGTCTATTACCGTTGCTGCGATGGGAGCAGCGGGGTTCAGTCGCAAGTCAGACGAAGCTCGTGATGCGGTGATTCGCCTTACGAGCGCCGTTGAACATATTGCAACACAATTAGAAGTATTGCATTCAGATATTAAGGAAGACAGAAAAGAGTTTTTCTCTCGCCTTAATACGGTTGAGCAAAGGGTCTCTAAGCTGGAAGTACGCCCGCCGTCTTGCTAGCCATGGATCGCGTCACTGATTACATCGCCTTGGCAGTTGCCATCCACGGTGTTGCATTGATCGTGGTCAACCTGACGCCTACGCCAAAAGATGACGCAGCGCTGACTGCTGCATCAAAGGCAGTCGTCAAGATCTACAGAGCCATTGAGATCCTTGCCGGTGTGATCACTCCATTCGTCAAGCGATGATCAAGCTATCGGATCTGTTCAAGTATTACAAGCACGGTACGCCGCATCAAATGGCGGCAGTGTCTGAGCTTGAGGAAGCAATTAACAAGGCCAACCCTCACATTCTCGGTCGCGATCAAGCCTGGTTCAAAACCTGGAGTCAAGGCGGCAAGCAAGGCGATTACGCCCCCACTTTCAAACTGATCAAAGAATTCGAGGGCTGTCACCTCACCGCCTACCCAGATCCGTTGTCCGGCGCAGAGCCATACACAATCGGTTACGGTACCACGCGCTATCCCGGTGGTCGCTCTGTCAGTTGCGGTGACAAGATCACCGTGATCGAGGCCGATATGTTCATGCGAACTGAGGTCGACCAGATCGCGGCCAAACTCGCCAGCACTGTACCGTTCTGGTCCGAGATGACAGACGGACAGCAATCTGCTCTTATTTCATTTTCTTACAATTTAGGCAGCGGCTTCTACGGCGCTACCGGTTTCGAAACCATCAGCAAGCGCCTGCGCGAACGCGATTGGAATGCAGTGCCGGCTGCGCTTGAGCTTTATAGAAATCCTGGCACCAACGTTGAAGCTGGCCTGCTGCGTAGGCGCCGCGCAGAAGGAGTGCTTTGGCGTGAAAGCCTGCCGAAGCAGCTCGAAATTCAGCAGGATCCGGCCAAGCTGACGCCGAAATCGCCGTTCAGTGCTCGGTTAACGCCGCACGTCACGCTGGGTGAATTCGCTCTTGGGCGTGAAGAGCGGCGGTTCGTGGCGCAGCATCAGGTAGATACAGCGGCGGAGCTGGCGGCTTTTCTTGAGCGTGCTCGTTCGGCGTTCGGCAGCAAGCCTGTTGTGATCACAAGTGGCTTTAGGCCTCCGGCTGTCAATCGGATGGTGAATGGAGCGAGCAGTTCAGAGCACTTGTATTCCAAGCCAAATGAAGGCGCTATTGATTTTTGGATTGATGGCGCGGACATGATGGCCGTCCAGCGATGGTGTGATCGTGAATGGCCATTCAGTCTCGGCTATGCCGCGCCAAGGTTCATCCATCTAGGCCGCCGCGCTGATGGCCTGCGACGCAGATGGGACTACGCCTGAAGCCATCCCCAACGTTTGCCAGAACGTATATCACGCGCCTGTTCGCGTGATATGCCAAACCTAGACGCAATTTCGCGTTGAGTTCCGATGGCAGCGCGGATAGCAAGCACCTGTTCTCGCGTCAATTTTGCCGATGGACTGCGTTCGCCTCTGTTGGTTCGGCCGTGCTTGCGAGCATCGGCCATATTTCCCTTTCTAGTGTCCCATCGAAGATTGGACAGTCGATTATCAGTTCTAATACCATTAGCGTGACACCCTTCCATTCCGATTGGAGCAGGTCCAACAAAAGCCTCAAGCACTAATCGATGAACGTGACAAACGCTGCGCCTATGTTTATCGCTTAACTGCAACTGCATGTAGCCGGTATTTGCAACCGATAATTTCATTAGCTTTCCGCTTCGCAAGCTTTTGACTTTACCTTGGTCCGAAACCTCATACAGCCCTTCGTAGCCGGGCACTGGTTTCCACTGTTCTATAATGCTGGTCATCAGCTCAGTGCTCGTGAGTTGGTCACGCTTCAGGGGCTGCAACCCGCTGAAGCACCAAAATCTTAACAGCTTAAGCTGAATTCGCGCTAGCACTTGCCGATGATCCTCCACGACACCGAAATCCAGCGCCTCATCGAAGAGGAGCGGATGATCGAGCCATTCGAGCCTGAACTGCTAAACCCTGCGTCGCTTGATCTCAGACTCGGTGACAACATCATGGTGGAGGTGGAGCACACGTCAGAGCTGCAGCTTCAATCGATTGCTCACTGCAGCGCTGAGAATCCTTACTGGCTGGCGCCGGGCGAGTTTGTGTTAGCGGAGACCCGCGAAACATTCAACATGCCAAATGATGTATGCGGAATGTTTTGCCTTAAATCTAGTCGTGCGCGTGAAGGCTATGAACATTTTCACGCAGGATTTGCAGATCCCCAGTGGTGTGGAAGTAAGCTAACTTTAGAGCTAACCAATGGTCGACGTTACCATTCCCTTCCGCTATATCCTGGCCTGAAAATTGGTCAGATGATTTTTGTCATAACCGCCGGGATCCCTGATATCGACTACGCAGAAGTGGGACATTACAACAAACAACCTCGCGTGATGCCAAGCTGGGAGCAGCAGTCCTAGCTACCGTATAAGGGAGCCAGACCTAGCTCCCATGATGCACCAGATCGATGGCGTCGAACTGGTTAGCAAAAAGGTCACTAAACAACGATTTCGCGCTTCAATCTTTGAAGCATGGCATGACAGTTGCGCTTATTGTGGTCGTCATGCCACAACAATTGATCACGTAAAACCAAAAGCAAAAGGCGGACTCACGATTCCTGAGAATTGTGTGCCCGCCTGCCTTTCCTGTAATGCTTCTAAAGGTCACATGTCACTTTGGACATGGTGGACAATGCAGCATCATTGGGACTGGCATCGTGCGCAACAGGTTTATGAATGGATTACCGGGGTGGGTTGCCCTTCAAGTGCTCAATATAAATTTGCGCCTGCCATAGATCATTGGAATAGCGACAGATAGCTCCACCTGGCATACAGGCCGCATAGCGCACTTCGCCAAGATGCGGTTCTTCGCCCATTTCAATATAAAAACCGTCCCCGCAGTCAATTGCCCCGGAAGGCACTGCAGTCTCGTGCGAATCGGCCACCGGACGCTCTCCCTTCAGGAAACCCTAAGTCACATTTTGCCGCAACTGCCCTCCAGTGAATGCACTGCTGACAATACGGATGGCTGTCGTCAATCGCACGAGCATCGGCATAAAGTTGCTCGGCTTCTGATACCGCATCGTCCAAGGCAGCCGATTCAAGCGGCAAGTCAACCTTGCCTGTCTTGGTCTTAATGCGTACCCGCCAGCCGGGTGGCGCCTCGTAAAGCACCATCCGACCGGCGTGATAACGCAAACTCGCCATTTTTACACGGGTATTTCCCGGAGTTTAGAGATCAAGTCATCAATTGTCCCATCATTTGTGATAAAGCGATCAAAGCCGTCGTAGCCATCAAGACTCCCTTCGCTGGCGTGACCGTGTTCGCGCGGTACACCGGGTCGTTCAATGCGCCACATTTCGCCACCAAGCAGCTTGATCATTGCGGCTTCGTTGGGGAAGCGCACGTCATCAGCTACAACAGCCGAATACTGTTGAGCGCGACCTTTCCAGCAGCGCACCCAAATTTCTGGATGAATGCAGCTACGGCCCCATTCTGTGCCCAACGTCTGCAACATATGCCGCACGCTGACGCCAGCATCGCCGACAACAACCTGTTTGGCTTGATGTACCAGATAATTTGCGCCTTGTCGGTCATAGCCAAGTGACTCCAACATTGGAATCAGCATTAGCTTGAGCGTTTCAGCAAATGGCACGATCACGTAACCGCGCTGCTCAAGTTCGCTCGCAACAGTTGATTTGCCCGATTGCGGTGCCGGGCTGTAAAGACCAATAATTTTTTGCATTAAAGAGCACCGCTTGTTATGTGACCGGCCCGCATAATCTCTGCGGTATCAGACTTGAATCGATCCCACAGACCGGTATATGTGCCGCGCACGCCAGGTTCGGCGTTTGCACGGTCATATAGCTCGTAAAGGTAGTCAAGAAATTCAGCTTTGCCAGTTTCCACTTGCCATGGCTTGAGCGGTTCGCAAAGCATCTCGGTGGTCAGGGGACGTGGGCCCCCAATGAACGACTTTTCCATCAAAAAACCAAGGTTTGAAATAGGTTTCAATACCCCAAATCATGGGGTGGACGCCAAAAGACCCTACCCCTGCGCTGGGCAGGTACATGAAAACCTAACGCTGAGCGTCGGGTGCATGGTAAAGCCGCTCGAGCTGCATCGATGGCGGCTCTGGGAAGTCTTCATCTTCTGGTTCGGTATCGGCCGCAAGAGGATCAGATTGATCGCGAATAATCCAGGTCACAAGAGAGCTGTGCTCCTTGACCACAATCATGCCGACCCGAGGGGAACGGCTAATCCAACGGATAAGAGCCGCCTCGATTGGATTTAGGAATGGGTGGCTGCGCATAATTCGTTTTGAAGTAAAAGCAGTGAGCAGTCGCAAGCATATTTTGATCCGCCTTCCGGCAGACCGAGACCGCAGCGACCAATCCAGTGCAAGCATGCCGCACATGGGCCGCCATCTTGCTCTGGCTTATATTTTTGTAATTGAGACTTAAGGGCGCGTTCAGCTTTGCCCGCATCAGTCTGTTTGTAACAGCTTGGGCAGTACAGCGGACTAGTAGTAGAACGACCGCATGCTATGCATGCACGACCGTTTTTAACAATTGCCATCGGGGAAGGTAACGCGAAGGTAACGAGTTAGGCGCACAATTTTGCGCTCTTTGCTGCTGTGGTGCGCAGCGCCTTGCGGCAACTCAATTTCAACGGTAAATAGCTTGTGTCCACAGTTCAAGCATTTGCGTTGTCTTGTAATAGATTCCGCAGTGTCTCTACATGTGTACATAACGCGCAATTCATGGTGATCGCAGCTAGGGCATCTCACCGAAAGCTGCCTCCGCAATAACTGGGAATTGTTCGGCGAAGATGTCGCGGCAGGCAAGTGCGATCTCTTGGTGCTCAAGCTGGGTGCCGTTCGAGCTGCGGAGCTGTATGTAATGAATCCACGATCTCAGTGTGGAGTGCATGTACAGCGTTGTTGGCGTACAAAGCGGCAGAATCCGACGTGCAGTTTCTTTGGCAATGCCCTCTTCCAACATCTGCTCGTATAAAGCGAACGAACGCCCGATTACATCGCTAGTCCGCTCTGCCCAGTAGTTCTGCATGTATGACTCCAGCTCATCAATGCTGTTTTGCCGATTTTTGTGGTCCTGCAATCGCTGGTGTGGTGGATCGGCGATGTCAGTCTTGGCGTAGCGGGTGCTGAACTCTTGAAATGCAAACGAAGAATGACGCAAAATCTGAGCAGCAATATCGCGTTCAGTGTCGATCTGTACGCACATCGTCGCCATTTGAAAGGGGCTCCAGTGCGAGTGCTTGATCAGGTAGCGCAGCAGCCGGGGCGCTGTCTCGTCGTTGTCCTGATTCGATGGATTTGACACTCGCGCCATACGCACGATCAGCTTCTCTGCGTCTGATGTGCAATGCACCAAGCTCACGCGGCTCATTTCACCACCTCCACCTGCGCCATCGGCCAACGCGCAATTGCATATTGTTTGGCGCGTGCCGGTGATTCTGCGGGAATGCTGAATTTCATTGGCTTTGCACCTGGTTGCTTTACCGTTAAAAGGAACATTTTTGTTTTTGCGCCCACTGGCGCTCTGCTAATTCCTTCTCCATGCTGTGTTTTGCCAGCATCTTCCTCGATCCAGTGCATGATGAAAAATGGAATGGATTAGAAGTAACATTTCGCCCGAGCAGGAATTGCAGCACGAACTGGCTGCTCGGTCGATGACGGAGCGCGAGGCCAGCCTCTATCGCTCCTGTGTGATGTACCAAGACCTGCTACAGCAAGCAGTCTGGGAGATCATGCGCCTTGAGTTGGCACTTGAAGATCTGCAAGGGCCAGATCCCTGGCTTCAGCCTTGATCTCGTCAAAAACGGTCTGGCCAAGCTCTTCCAGTAAAAGCTCGTCCAGCCTCTGCTGATAAACCGTCACAAAACTCGGTGACTGCGCCTGA